TGCTGAAGTAGAGCGTTGCCATATCTGCATATCACCATTAATAATTAAATTTTTAAAATAGTTATTGTTTTCTATAAATGGTGCTTCTACTTTTGTTTGACTCATCTTATGCGTCCTCCAATGCTTTTACTTTTGTTTCAAGTGTTTCTATTTTTGCCATAGCTTCTTGTAATGCTTTAATGGCTTTCATGTAAAGAACAGAGTAACCAATGCCTTTAACTTTTTGTTTAACTTCTTTAACATCTCCTATTTCTTTATTGTCAGGTATGGTGTCACCATCCTCGTAAAGTGTTCCAAATGATGCGTCAGAAATAATATCAGCAGAAGTTGGGTCAGACTCTTTAACTAATTTATCCATGCCAGCAGCTTCTAGTTCTTGAGCGATAACACCTATTTGTTCCCAAGCTTTGTCACCGTACTGTCTTACATCATCTTTCTTTTTATAATTTCTAACTTTAACAGCTTTAATGTCGTCCCATTGAGAATTAGCATCTCTTATATTTTGTTTAATTCTTTCATCAGAAGTTGAGCCATAAGAGTTGTCGTGATTCCTTAAATCACCATCAGACATAACAAACATTCTATTTGCTACAGTATCAGCACAGTAAAAAAAGTGATTACTGTTATCGTCAGGTGCATAACCAAATACAATTTGTTGTCCATATATATTTCCACTGGTTAAAGTGTTTCGTAAACTAAAAATAGCATCATTTTGTGCATCTCTTACATCAAGAGTCTGACTAGGAGCAGAAGCGTTGTTGCCTATACCAATTCTATCAAGGCCCCCATCTAAATCAAACATTCTTGCATAATTGTTAGATTCAATGCGAAAATCGTGATCCAATGAGCTTTCATTAAAAGTAACGCCACTACCAGTGTCCATCCTTACAAATTGATTTGGTGTTGATTGACTGTCTTGAATAGTTACATTATCACCTCTTATATAAAATCCACCAGAACCAGGTGTGTGATCAAAAATTGTATCACTTCCATCAAAATAAAGTTCTGTGTCATTACCAGTACCAAGTCTTATTTTTACACTGTCATTAACGTCTAGTCCTGTGGCACCACCGGGACTTCCAATATAAGTTTTTAATCTAGATGCCGCAGTTTTTCTAAGTGTGCCCCCTGCTCCATCGTCAACTAAAAATAAATCTGCGTCTGCAATATTTGCGCCAATATCTGTTTGTTGTGTAAGTATGTTTGAAGCTAAACCTGATGCTTCGCCAATAGGCAATGCACCGCCTGTGTGTATTGCATAACCTTTAATACCAGACACTATTGCTGTGCCAACTATCGTTAGTGTTGTGCCGGATACTGTAAAGTTTGTTGTTGGTTGTTGTATTACGTTGTCTACAACAACTATTAAACTGTCTTCTGAGAAAGGTGCTTTTGATAATGTAAAAGTTGTTGCACTGCCATCACCTGTAAAGGTGTCAGTTGTAAAACCGTGAAAAGCATCAGGTGGTAAGTGTTGTCCTATATAACTCATAACCCTGCCAATCTAAATCCGTGAAATCTTGTTCTGTTGTCGCTGTTTTGATTACTTTGGTTAACATTTAGTGTGCCATTACTTGTAATATCAGAAAAAATTTTTATTTCTACGGTCTCACCTGCTGCCAGTTTTTCTATATGTGATAGTCTAGCCATATATGAACCTGAAGTACCACTAGTGTCATATATTTCTGTACCAGCAATATTTGTTGTATCATTTTTATGCAAATCTAATTGACAAGTAGCTATATCGTCCGAAGACTGCACAAACAATTCCGCGTGAAAAGCATATATACCTGCTTTACCAGCTGGCACGGTAAATTTATTACTTGCAAATGCAGAATCTGTATCAAAATCCTCCACATCAAAAGTTACTGTTGTTCTTGTGCTATCATTAATAGTTTGGTCTGCTGACTTTGTCACTGCAAAAGCTGGTGTGTTAATTGTGGCGACCATCTTAATCTATCTCCATTATGGACAGTACTGCATCAATTTTATCTGCAGTATCACAATCTATTTTTAAAACATCTGTTTGTTGCAGAACTATTTTTGCACCACCTAAAACCTCAATAGACGAACCAGCCGGAATCGGTGCATCTTTAAGAAGCGTGACTGTTTCATTAGTTTCCGTATCACTTGTATCAGACACTAATTGAACACTAGCTGTTCGAGTTGAACCATCAAGATTTGTTAAACGTAGACCAATGACAACCGCAGTTGTACTTCCTGGGCAAGTGTATAACGTTAAAAATGTTCCAGCTGTATCAGGCATTGCTGTGTGTGTTTTAACTTTGAATGTATTTGCCATTTATTTTTCTCCTTATCCTAAAGCTATTGCAAGAGCGGTAGCGTCAGCTGTAGATGCTCCTCCAGCCGTTACAGCTGAACCTCCTATAGTTATAGCATCTGCCTCTAATGTACCATCAAAAAACGCATTTTTAAACTGATAACTTGCGCTACCTAAATCTACGTCATCATCAGTAATAGGTAGAATAGCCCCGTCAGTTACTTTAATTTGGTTAGTTGTTCCTCCAGCTGCAAGGTTTATAACTCCACTAGATGCAATTGTAAGATCTGTGCCATCACCTTCTATCTTCTCGCCATCATCACCAAAAGTTATTCCCACATTAGCCGGAACATTAACATCAGCAGTTGCTGTTAAGGCGATATCTGCACCAGATGTAATAGTTAGATCTGTATTATCCCCTTCAATTTTTTCTCCAGTGCCAAATGTTATTCCAACATTTGCAGGGACTACTACATCAGCAGTCGCTGTAAGTTTAATGTTATTGCCAGTTACAGTTAAATCAGTTCCGTCACCTTCTATTTTTTCAGCATCGTCCCCAAAAGTAATACCAACGTTTGCTGGAACGTTAATATCAGCAGTTGCAGTTAGATTAATGTCTGCGCCTGAATTTAATGTTAAGTCAGTTCCGTCTCCAGATATTTTTTCTCCAGAATCAGCAAATCTTAATTCTTTGCCAGACGCCATTAAGAAAGCAGAAACATCTCCGTCTATTCTTGCTACCTCTGTAGATGAGCCACCATCATTAACTTTAAAAATTATATCTTTATCCGATACTTTTGATTCTACAATAACGTCACTTGATGAGTTATGTATGCGTAACATTTCTGTGCCATCATCTTCATAAATAACACCACTACCTGCTGTTCCTGCATCTAATGTAATACCACCAGCAGATTCAATATTAATTGAGTCTACTGCTGTTCCATCTGAAACTATATCTAAGTCACCATCAGCATTTGATCCAATAGTTAAACCAGAATCTCTAAACTGGATAACCATAGCAGCATTTAAAAGTAATCCTGTATCTGCTACGTGAGTTAAATTAACATCTGAATCCGCACCAAAGTTTAATACTGCAGCGTCTGAATCTAAACTTAAATCATCTCCGACTGCAACATCACCTGAAATATCTAGTTCACCTGCAACTAGTTTAGCAGCTGTTCCACTAAATACTTCTGAAGAATTACTAGCAGCGGTTAAGAATGTAAATGCTGTTGCACTATCATCAAAACCCATAAACCCGATACGAGCTGCAGAACCATCGTGATATCTAAATTCAACACCTCTATCTTTATTGTCATCAGATCCTGGAGCACTATCTCCACCTAATGTAATGATTGGATCGTCGACCGTCATTGTTGTACTGTTGACCGTTGTCGTTGTACCATTAACTGTTAAATTACCACCAACGACCACCGCACCATTAAATGTAGCTTTACCTGCAGCTGCCATGTCAATGTCAAGAGCTGTAATTGCAGATGATCCGTCTGTACCTTTAATAGCAAAGTTTTTATCAGCAACACTTACTGTTAGCTCAACGTCACTAGAATTATTTGCAATATCTAAAATAGACGTGCCATCAGATTTAAATATTAAATTATTACCGGCTGCATCTAAAATAATATCTGCTGCTGCATCAACCGTTAGGTTGTTAGCAGAAATAGTCATATCAGTGCCGTCACCTTCTATCTTTTCACTATCTCCACCAAACACTATTCCAACATTATTTGGAATATGAACATCAGACGTTGCAGTAAGATTAATTTTAGCGCCAGATGTTATAGTTAAATCTGTACTATCACCTTCAATTTTTTCACCACTACCAAATGTAACACCAACGTTTGCAGGAATTACTACATCAGCTGTAGCTGTAAGATTTATATTGTTACCGCTAATTGTAAGATCAGTTCCGTCACCTTCAATTTTTTCACCGTCATTACCAAATGTTAAACCAACATCAGCTGGAATATTAATATCTGTTCCCGCTGTTAAGTTAAGATCCGTTCCTGCATTAATAGTTAAGTCAGTTCCATCAGATGATAAGTTTTCTCCTCCCGCTGCATCATATAAATATAATTTAGCTGCACCCGCAAGAACAAGGTCATCTGTTGATTCGTCCCACAACATATAGGCGCCAGATGTGGCTCCAAAAAATTTAACATCATAACCAGTATCATCTTCACCAACTGTAAGAGTTGCATCTAGTTGAACTGCACCATCAATGTCTACTGCATCTAAATTAGTTGTGCCAGCAATATCAGCATTGCCTGATATATCTAGTGTCGCTGCATCAAGTTCCCCAGTTAATGTTACATTTCTAAAACTAGCTATGTCTTTATTTGAATCAACAACAACTGCTTTACTTGCAGCAACTGTACCTGCAGTTATTCCATCTAACATTTCTAATTCTGCTTCAGTAAGTTCTGCGTTAGAACCAAGAGTTAATGTTCCGGTAACTGTAAGATTATCATTAATAGTTACTTCAGATGTTCCGTGTCCAATTGAAATTGGTACACCTGAAGTAGATGTACCAATTGTAATACCGTTTGTTGTATTAGTATTGTCTATAGCTAGTGTTGATGTAGCATTAAAATCAATAGCTGTACCATCTACAGTAAGTGTACCATCAATGTCTGTGTTGTCTAAATTAGCAGCCCCATCAATATCTATGTCACCAGAAATATCTAATTCAGTTGCAATTACTTTATTATTAAATGTAGCTGCTCCTGCTGCTGACATATCAAGAGATAATGCTGTAATTGCAGAACCTCCATCATTACCTTTAATTGAAAAATCTTTATCTGATACTTTAGTTTCTAAAATTACATCACTACTAGAATTGTAGATACGTGCCATTTCTGTGCCGTCATCTTCATAGACAATACCGCTACCGGCTGTACCAGCATCTAGTGTAATACCTCCAGCAGATTCTAAATTAATAGAATCAACAGCTGTGCCGTCAGATACTAAATCTAAATCGCCATCAGCGTTTGAGTGTATGTATGTCCCTGTGTCTTGGAATGTTAGTTTATTAGTTGAATTTAATGTTAGACCAGTTCCATCTGTGTGAGTCAAAGTTGTGTCAGAATCAGCACCAAACTTTAATACTGCAGAATCAGATCCAAGTATTAAATCATCAGGTAGTGTTACATCAGAACCTGCGTCTTCATAAACTGCTTTACTCGCTGGTTGTGTTACAAATACATCTTTAGTACCTGCACTAAAATCAACAGCACTATCACTATTAGAACTTGAAATTACTGTTGTTCGTGCAAGTGTATCAGTTGTTGCATCAGTAACTGTTCCTACACCTAACTCCCATTCATTTTCTGTTCTATGAACAATTGCATAATAAGTTGTATTGCCGTCACCTACTCCAGCAACAAAAGTTTGAAATCCACCAACAGCTCCACCTAAATTTAATGTGCCTGTTCCTGTGGTGCTCGACGTTTCGCGGACTCTATCATCTAATACTAATGCCATATCTATCCTTTATTAGATTGATCGCCTCTACGATTTTCTAATTCAGCATTTACTGCAGCTAACGCTTCTTGATAACGTTTTTCATACATCTGCATCATTTGCGGATTCTTGTCGTAGATAGCAGCTTCAATTAAACATCCATACAATAATAAATCATATGCATTTGCTGTTAACCAGTTTGTAGTATTTGAACTAGATAACGCTTCAAATCTTTTTCTGTAATTTATTTCAATAGTCAACCCAGCACTAGGTGTTGGTGCTACAATAAATACATCATCATTCCAATCTGCATAATATTTTGGTGTGCCTGTGCTTGTTCTTGTAGGCCAATACTCATTAATATAACTAACGTCTCTATATTCAATAGCTGTTCTTTTAGCAGCCGAAGATAATACTTGAAACGATATCATAGTAATTAAATCAGTTGGTTTAGTAATAAAAGGATCACTTATTGTTAATGTCGACGTTTGGTGTTTATATAGTTCAGGACAGTTTCTTAACTCTCTTGATAAACGCAATTCAACAGTATCAATAAACTGATCACTTTCAGTTGCAAAATCAGAACTATTATTTTCTGTTAAATCAATTAGGTCTGCTTTTAATATTGCATAAGTTGTCATAATTCCTCGCTATGATGTAGAAACAGTAACTGTTCCCATCTCAAATCTCATTGTTAAATCTTTTATTGGATCTGCAGGTTTTGTAGCACCTGACGCAGCTGCACTAAATAATGCTTCTGCACCTCGACCAATACTAGCTGTCACTGTGTGCGCTTCTTTTGGTCTTGCATTTTCCAACGCTTGTGCATCAGCAGTAACTGGTTTAGGCTCTAACTGCGGATGTTTACCTTCGTACTCAGATTTGTGAACGAAAGAACCATTCCATTCTTTTACCATTTCTTTGTAGGGAAAAGCAACCCCACTTCTATCTGATATAGCTTTTGAGTATTTTCCTCTTGCTCGTGCCATATTAATTCGCCAATGGATTTTCTGATCGAGCTATTGCTTCTTCAATTATTATCCCGTTAAATTCTATTGCCTTTGCATTAATTGCAATGTCGCCTCTTAAACTTTCAAGTGCTGCCCCAAGAGAACGTATTGCCTCCATTGTTTCTTTATCACCTGCAACAATACGATCATGAGTATCTGTTAAATCAACAGTTTGATTAACTACAAATTCTTGTTCTTCTATTGCTGATAGTCTTGTATTAAATTCTCCCCATGCATAAAAACCTCCGCCAATGGCTCCTATAACACCAATCAACGCTGCATATGATGACAACTTATTAATTATATCTGGCATTTAACATCTCCTTCAATTCTATTAAAACCTTAGTTTTCCTGCTGTTGATATCCCGCATTTTTTTCTCATGCTGGACCACAGGATCTTGGCCGACCATATTCGTGACCATAGCAACCTGTTCATTATAAATGGTATAATCGTATGTGTCTAGACTGATTTGATTGAAGAATGCAGGATTTCCGCTAGGTAATTGCTTAGTATCAAACAACGCTGCGTTCATATTAAAATAGCTTGACATGTCTGGCTGTTGAGACACCATTTCTCGACTTACAATCTCATTAATTACATTAAGAGTAGCCGTTGTTCGTTGTACGGTGTTTTTTATCTGTGATTTAATAACACTTTCAATGGCTGCTATTTTAACGTCAAGTTCGGTATTTATTTCTGGTCCGTCTGAAACATCTTCGTCAACAGTAGCTGGTTCTTTAGTTGTACTTCCTTTAACAGCTGCGAGCTCAGTTGGCTTCTCGTCAACTTCTTCTTGTTGGGGATCTTCTGCTGTTTCTTGCGGTTCGTCTGCAATAGGCTCTTCGCTACTGGGTTGTTCTTCAACTTCATCAGGTTCCTCCATTTGCGGTTTGTTGTCAACGGACGCTATTTCCTCCATCGGAGGTTCGTCCATGGGCTCCTCTTCTATTATATCTTCTTCTATTGGTTCTTCAATTATTTCTTCTACAATTTCCATAGGAGGCTCTTCTTCAAAATATTCTTCAAACATTTCCTCAAACATCTCTTCTGCTATTTCCATGTTAAATTCTTCCATAGGCATTTCTTCAAACATTTCATCAAACTCTTCTATAAACGCATCGTCTGTAAATACCTCAATGTACATTTCTTCTTCAAAAAACATTTCTTCTTCAAAAAACATTTCTTCCATTGGTGGAGGCTCATCAAAAAATTCTACTTGCTCAAAGGTAAGAGTTTCTGGAATAAATTCTTCCATGAAAGGCTCTTCGTAATAGTCATCTTGATAGTAATCTTCTTCAAAAAAAAATTCATCAAGTGCTAAATAATCATCCTGTACTTCAAACTCTTCTTCTTCAAAATAATCATCATTGAATGAGTATTCAAAATCCATTTCCTGTGGTATGAATGGTTGCTCTTCATAATACAATTCTTCAAAATATAAATCTTGCATGCCTTGTTCAAACGTATCAAGAAAGGTATCAACTTCAGCTATCTCATCTTGCGCAGCACAAGTGGGCGGTGTTTTCTCGTAACAATGCGTTACTGTAGTTACTGTTGTAGAGGATAAAGCTTGATAGTTTAGCTTGAGTTCGGGACGTATAATATCTGGTCCGCTGTGACCATTGTTCCAATTACCAGCAGCATTATCTATATCAAATGAAAATCTTGCAGTAATTGTACCGTGCGTGTTTTCTGGGTTAGGTGCAATAGTTAAAGTGTTAGAGTGTGAATTAAATTGATTATTATGATTAGTAGTATCTTCCAATATTATACTTTGAGTAGTTGTATCAATGCCGTTAGTTGCTGTTTGACGCATCTCAATTGTGCTTTCCCACTGATTCCACCAGCGTACTTGTGCACTTAACGTAGAAGTTAAACCTTGCTGTATTTCTTGTTCAGTTAATAGTCCTTGAGAATTTATTGTAGACTCTGCATACTTACCATCTTTACCGGTAAGATAAATGTTTTCGTTTATATCTGATGAATCAGGAAACATATCGCCTTGCCAGCTGCCGTCATTCCATTGTTGTGATAATAAATTGTCAGTAGTTACAGGATTACCTGTTGTAATAGTTTCTATTACTGTTGTGTCTCCTGGATGCGGAGTGTCTTCAAGAGTTACAGTCTGACTATTCGCTGCCGAGCTGAACAGGATTACCGCTGCCATCAACGATATATGCTTCCTTATCATCCATTGCCTCCGTAATCTTTGCATCAACTTTTTCCATGTATCTTAAAGTTTTTGTGTACTCTTCGTAGTCTGGTCTTTCTTGATCATACTTATTCCATTCTTCTAGGGCGTCAGTCCCAATTTTTCCATTGAACGGGCATGGTGTTCCCGCATGAGCCATGGCTGAGAACACTCTGGCATCTTGACAAAGTATGGATACCGCCGCAACTTTCATGTTAAAGTCGAACAGTAATTTTGATAATTTCATACGCTCACAATTCATATCTCGCTTTGTGATACCTATGCTTCCACCTATTAAAGGTTTTTGTATTCCAACCCCAACTCCAACAACACATAAATCTTGCGACATTGCAGATATTCCCGGAGATGATGCTGACGGCACAGTGCGTGTGTCGCCAGTGTAAGAATTATTGTTAGTTGTAGAGGTACTTGTAGTGTTGCTAGAACTGCCTGATTGATATGTCGTGCTCGAAGTACTTTCGTATCCACCTGTGATGGCGGTATTACTACCTGTAGAGTTTACTTGATCGTTTGTCGTGGCGCCTGTATTTGTAACATCTGCCATTGCATGATTAAACAATGCACCAAATACCCATAACATTACAATGGTAACGCCTACAATAATAAGAATGTTCTTCATAACTTCCCCCGGAATAATAGCTACCACTAGCAACTGTGCACGTGTCCCGACACCTCTGTGGTAGACGTTGCTAGTGATATTTATTTATACAACATCTTTAGATTTATGCATATTATTTTTTATAAAATCTAATATTTAATAAAAATTTTAACTATAAACTTAATAAACTTTTTTATATGCCCCAGCACAAATTCATTTAAAAACCACCTAACTACACGCATTACAATAAGTATAGGGCTAGATAAAACATCAAATATAACAAGAGCTATGTCAACTCCTGTATCTACTATGTTATCTAGATTAAAATATTTCTTAATTCCCCGTTGGGTTTTCTGTGAGGATTTTGACAATTCTCTTCCTCCCCATGTCCATCTCGACCTCGGCTTCTACCTGCACACATTGCATATAAACTCCTTCTTGATCAGGGCCTATGTTTTGCATAGCTGTGCGTTTGGTCTTCAAACAATCAGCCATGCCTTCGGTCGGCACTGATTCTATTACACCACCATTTACAATTAATAATACTGCGAACAATGTCTCAATCATGTGATATTCCATTCTGTCTTATCTTATCAAGTAGCTGTTCAACATCTATCATACGTTCTTCTATAAATTGTATTTGCATATTTAGTTTTGCAATTTCTGGAATCTCTGAATTAACATGAGTACGAAGTTCTTCTTGTGTTTTTGAAAGCCATTCCACGAGCATGTAAAGCTCATTTACTTGAGGTGATACCATTGTACCTTTAGGAACACCGTCAATAAATTCATTAGCAGCTTCCATGTCTTGTGCCATTAACTGTTGATTTGTCTCCAAGGTATTTAACCTTTCCTGAATTGAGAAAAAGCTCATTGTGCCTATTGCGACTGCGGCCAAAATGGCCAAAAGGTTACGAGCAGGGAGTGAAATTTGAGTTGAGTCTGAAAGTTTCATTTAACAATTCCATCTACGCCTAGCCTGATTAATTCTAGAATTAGGATCGTTTTGAGTTTTAGCAGATGATCTAGCTTTTTGTCCTGCTGATCGTGCACAATATGATTTACGTCTTTTTGCTGCTGCACTACCTTTTTTAACTTTTCCTGTAACCGCTGTTTTTAATTTACTGCCAGGGTTAGCGCGTCTGTATGCAGCCACACCTTTTTTAGTCATGCCTGCACCAGATTTAGTAGACCTATAATTACCACCTTTACCGGTGGTTCTTCGAATCGGGTTTTCCGTTCTAGTCGCCATTACGTTTTTTTAGGTTTTTTTGCAGTTTTAGCAGATGCTTTTAATGCTTTATCCGTAACAGTGCCTTTACCCGGTCTACTCTTACCTGCTTTTTTTGCTTTGTTTATATTGTAGTATAAACCTTTTTTAGCAAGTCTGCCGTCTTTTGTTCTATGATATCCTTTTGGTATAGCCATATTTATCTCCTTTTTTGGTAATTATACATTAATATTAAAATAGCTAAATAAAAAATATACACTCCGTAACCTGAAAAATCAATCATACTTCTGGCCCTTCTGGTGTCGGTACTAAATACCGTGACTCGCAGAAGTACTCAAAGCCTTTCATATCACCATTTTTATTGTGGTTTTCTAATAAGTCTAAAGTTAACTGTACTTTATTTTGAAAAAGAAATTCTTGACAAGCCGGAACTGAGTCAAAAGTCGCTTTATCATACTGGGTATAAATAATAGTATCTGTCCCTGAAAAGAACAACATTGCCGTAATGATGAAATACATTTAGCCCCGCAATCATTTTTTCTGATTGTTTTTAAATATGTCTACGCCCTTGAGTCCGTATATCGAGCCCACGACGCCGACAAATAGCATCTGGTACCACATCGGGAGAGCTGCAAATTGTTCAAAGAATATGTCTATTTTTTCTTTAATCAGTGGATCGTCACTAAAAACACTCCATATTAAAAGTAAAATCGGGAGCGAAATTAAAATAAGAACAAATTCGTCTTTCCATCCATTGTCTTGTGATTTTCTTACAACTTGTTGGTATTCAATTTCACCGTTCGCCATCTTCTGTGCATGAACCATAGCAGCATCAGACTCAAGCATCTTACGCTTTTGTCTGTTTTTCATAATATGTGTACCAGCACCAACTGCAAGTTTTAACACATCTAATATCATAAATTGTCTCCCTTCCATTTTTGAACATCAAAAGAAGGACATTCTTTTTCACTTATTTCGTTATGACCAATAACTTTGGCATTTGGAAAATCAACTTCTAGTTCTTTAACTGTTGCTAATAAACTAGTCCATTGTTGTGCAGTAAAATTATCTTCAGCAGAATTATCTTCAGCCATGCCACCCACCAAGCACAAACCAATACTTTTAGAATTGTATCCGGCAGCGTGTGCGCCAGAATCATTAATGTCACGACCTTTTTCAACATCTCCATTCCTTTTTATTACAAGATGATAGCCTATATCTCGCCATCCATTGCCATTGACATGCCAATCACGAATTGTATCAGCTCCTATATCCATACTAGGTTTAGTCGCTGCACAATGGACAACAATATAATCTGTTTTGTTTCTCGGTTCCATTAGCTTGCTACAATAGCAACAACTATAATAACGATAACTGCAGCAATAGCGATCTTTTTCTTATTATCAAGATTCATTACCCAGTCTTTTAGTTCGTTTAGTTTATCCATTTTTGGTCCTCCTATTAATAGTTATTAAAGTATGATCGTCCAGGAACAGCGCTAAAACTAGCTCTATCTCTGTCCTCATCCATGGCTCTTTTAAACTCTTCTTCGTATACCGCTTTTAAATTAGGCATCATTTGCGGAGCTTTTTTCATCGCAATATAATATGCCATTCCAGCTGTTAAACAAGGTAAAAATCTAAAAGGAACGTTTGGATCATCAGTTGGTAGATCAATATCATCTAATCTTTTTAAATAATAATATCTTATAGTATATGTAGAAAGATCAGGAGTTGGATACACATACAAAGTAGGTGTTGTTGTTCTTTCAAAATAAAATTGTGATGGTTTACCTTCTGAATCTTTACTAGGTAACATTTCATAATCTGCTCGACTTATTCTAGATAAAGTTACATCAGTATCATCAGCATCTCTTACTGATACTTCTAATACGTCTACAATATTTGCATTTAATGCATAATCTTTGTCACTAGCTGTTGTTGATTGTGTACCAAGAGTTACGGTCCATAAATTAAGACCACGGTTGGCCCACTCAGCCATAAGAAGATTCATACTACGTACGGCTGTACGTAAGTCTTTACCACTTGTTTCTTGTAATCCACATCGTTCGTAAGCTTCTTGGATAACCTCAGCGGCGTCCAGATTAAAATCTGTAGATCCTGATACAGCCATACTTTACTCCTAATAAATCTTTTGGAATTCAGCTATAATTGTGTACATATTACCAGCATTTGCTGTACTTGGAACTACAAGATTAACATCACTTTGGTTACTATTACTAGATTTATCTGCTGGTATACCACCAAACTCTCTAAAGTCCCAATATCCTGTTCCTGTTAATCCAATAACTGGAATATCTCCATCTGAATCTTCTTCATCAAGACGAGCGTAAGAATCTCCACCGTCCCCTGTGTCACATGCAAACCAAACTCTCATTAGTGCTAAGTGTGCTACAGAAGTTCCATCTGCGCGTGCTGCCATTGCTGAAACATCACCGAATACGGTTGTTCCACCCGAGCCATCTGATTGATTGACTATCTTAATCGTAACACGATTATCATTTTGTTGTAGGATCGTTGGTCCTGTTACTGTATCTGCCATATGTTTCCCTCCTTAATCAAGAAACTGTGGGCCCGAAGGCCCACATTAATTAATTATTATCTTTCGATAATTGCTGTCACGTAATCAACAACTAGTGATTTAGCAGCAGCCGCACCAGCTTGAACAGCTATTGTTACAGTTAGCTCTTCATCATCTGGTAAATTAGTATTAGCTACAGCTACAGGTTCTGCATTATTAATTGAATAATAAACAGATCCTCTGTCTGGATCAATAAACCAAGTTGCAGTTATAAATGTGTCATCTGCCATTGTAGCAATAGCAGCAGATTCAGTTTCTGTACCATTTTTTTCTACAACAAAATCTAAACTAGCGTCGCCGTCATCTTTACCAAACCAAACACCATCTGAAACAGCATCTATTGCAGTTGTGTCTGTAATTGTTAATCCGATAAGCATGTCAGATTGGGTAGCATCACTTAATTTAAATCTAGCTGAAAAGTAAGCTCTTTTACTAGTGCTTAATTTAAAGCCTTCGCCTTTTAGTTGCAGTTCTTCCGAATCGTTATCTGCATCGTTAGTTGTAACGATTAACGCTCCTCCGGCTGAACTTGTTGCTTGAATAACTTCTCCTGAATCACTACCACCGTCAGTTGACGTAACAGTCCAATCAGTTGCAGTGTATGTAAAAAAGTCATTAAAATAACCATAAGATGTTTGATCTGATGGTATTGGTGGGAACATTGGTTGGTCCTTCTTATGCTTTGTTGCAACAGTATTACCAGCCCAATTTATTATATTTTGAAAATGTGGGTTTGCCATATTTTTAATCCTCCTAGTTTTGTTAATGTAGTCCTCTAGGCAGTCGACTGCGTGCGTCTACATTAACTAAATTAATCGCAGTGCAATGAATATACTCTTTTAAATTCTTAAATGCAAATAAAAAGGGCGGCCGAAGCCGCCCTCAATTTGTTCTTTGCTTTTAAGAATTAAGCGCCTGGTGAACCAAAAATACCACGCCAGTCAGAGAAGCCGAAGCTGTATCTTTCCCTAGCTTTGTATTTAACGTTACCAGTTTCGAAGTCACCTTCCATAGAAGTAGCAACTGCTGCTCTTTGGAAATGTTTCATCCCGTTAGGTACATCCGTCTTAATGAAGAATGCATCTGTGTCAGTTAAGTAGTTGTTCACTACATAACCTTCAGGAATCATACCCATGCTTTTCACTGCGTTAATATCATTATCAGAAGTTCCAGTTCTACCAGCAGACTTCATAAGTCTTTCTGCTGTGAATTGTAAAGCTGATGGAATGATCATCTTACGAGCTTTGGCAGCAACTTTTAGACCTCTATCATCAGCAAAAGCAGCAATGTCGATCATTGCTTGCTCTAATGATGTTTCGTTAAGGTCTGCAGCTGTTGACAATTCGTTCTTTTGGTTTCCACTAGTTGTTGAGTGGTCAGTAGCGCAAAGCTCCTTACCATCACCGCCAGTAAAACTTGAATCAAACGCATTGTTTAATACGTTTGCAGCTTTTACTTGTTTAGTGTGTGCCATTGAACGTGCAAGTGCTTTTGTATAACGAGTGCTGACTTTGTCGTAAAGGTTATCCTCTACAGCCTCTTCAGTTATTGAGAAAGCAAGTGCTACTGTCTCGTGCGTATAACGTGCTGTGAATGACTCAGTTGCAGAATCAAAGTTAACTGAAGTTCCTTCAGGCTTAACTGATGCTGCACCAAAACCTGATAGCATTACTTCTTCTTCAAAAGCTCTATCAGAATTTTCTGTGTCAAAAATTTCAGCATGTTGGTTTTCGTATTGTGCGTACTCTAGTCCGAATAGTGCATTCAAACCAGGTTCTAACTCTTTAGCAAGTTGTGCTCTGTTTATAGCCATAGTTTAAATCCTCCTATACTGCTGTTATGAGTTTATACACGTGCTCACCTGTGCTAAATACACAATAAGCATTTGCATTAGCAGCACTAGTATCACTATTTTCAGGATCTTTTGAGATTCCAATTTGTTTGAATCCAGCACCTGTACCAGAAGTAGAGGTAGCAAGTTCAGAAGTAGAAATACCAGTAGTTGTACTACCAGCAACTCCTGCAAAGTCCATAGCTGAGTGATTCATAGCTGCTGTTCCAGTTCCATCATGTTGTGCTTCAAACACAATATCAGGATCTGCGTAAACATACGCAACGATATCAGAAGCGTTTGTGCTTTGTGGATAGTACGCGTTGTATGTTGGTTTACTTGTTGTTGGGTCAGTATAAAAACATCCACCGAAAACACCTAATTGTTGTGTATCTCCAGCTGCTGCTTGTTCAATACCTCCAGCTGCTACTGCTTCAACTACTTGTCCAGTGAAAATATCACTTGAGTAGTTAGCTGCTATAGCATACTCTTCAGTACGCATCTGACCGCCACTTAAATGCCTTGTAGGTCTAAACCCAAAGGCTGCGTCTTGATTTGCCATAATTATAGTCCTCCTTAGACTAATAAATTATTAGTTATTAATCCAAATCTTTGAACAATGTTGTTAGGTGTAAAATCTATTTAGATTCTTTTGCACCGCCAAAGCTTACTCTCGATTGCCTACTTGGATTGTCAATAGGCATACTAGGATGCTGCTCCCTTAGAAGATTGTTATCAACAGATTCCTGTTGTTCCCGCGTTTGTTGAGCGAAATACGCATTTCGTTCCTCAACAATTTCTTCAGGTATTTTGGCTAGCAGTAATCCACCTACGGATACGACGCCTTTCATTGTGCCGTCCTCAACAGTTGGGGCTTCAAAATCTCCAAGTTCTTCCAGTCTAACTGGTTCGTATCCTTCTCTCATTCGAGCTGATACATTCTTTTTGTCTTCTTGGCCCATAACTTCAGCACGAATCCAACGATATTTGAATCCAGCTGGAGGAGTTGGCGCGTCTAACCTAGATGGTGGTCGCCAAGGCTGCCTTCTGGCAGTTTTCTCTCTAGTTTGAGATGAGCGTGAGGTTCTTGTTTTCTTATCCATATGCTACTCCTTCACGTATTTAGCGTATTCTTCTAATGGCACACCTAGCTTTTTAGCGATTGCAACCTGTGAGGGTGTGAGTCTCACAGTTCGTTTTCCTTTGTTGGAAACTGACTTTACCGCAGGAGCAACAGTTTGGTCAACTGTTTTTTTGCTTTTTTCTGCTTCAAATTTGTTTGGAAATTGTTCCTGTATCTGACGATCTATTTCTTCATAATATTCATCTGATCTTGGATCATATCCTTGCTGCTCAACAAGTTTTCTATGAATAGCAAATGCTGTATATGTCATTGCTTCATCTTTACCAAACCACTCATTTTTTTCTGCCCAAGATTGAGCTTTAGGATCGGGTGCTGGTGTTTGCGGTGCAGGTGCTACCTGACCGCCTTGATCATAATTAACAGTTGGAATTTCTTTTTGTTGTTTAAATTTTGCAGCTTGAACTTCTAATTGTTCTTTTTGAATTTTTGCTCGTTCAGCGTCAAGTGACGCACGTGCAAGAATACTTTGTGCTTCAGCTTGTGCGTTAACGTCATTTTCTTCAATTGCTTTTTTTAATCTTAATTTTGCTTCTTCAACCTGTGATGTTGAAGCAGTTTCGATTGTTGATGCGTAGTTTTCATTAAGCGATTGTAGTTGTGTTTCAAGATCTGTTTGTTTATTTTTTAAACCAGATGCATATTTTATAGCAGCGTCTTCTCTACGTTCTGCTTCACGAAGTTTGCCAACAAGTTTAGAAATTCGTTTATTAACTTTTTCACTATACTCATCGTGCTCACCCTTGTCCGTTGACGGTTTTTCTTCTTCCGTTTTTTCTGGTTCAGGTGCAGCTTCTTCCTTTGGTTGTTCTACAACTTCTTCTTCAACTGGTTTTACTTTGGATTCGTCTAATTCAACATCAACGGAATCTCCGCTAGTGTCAATGGGAACTAGTTGTTCCTCTTTTACTTCTTTTTGTGCCTCAGGCATGGTTCTTGTTCTCCATGGTTATTTAATTTGCAAGATCGACTACATATGTAATATGTCAGTCGGGTCCTGTATTATAGCAAGAATTTCATCATCATTCAAGAGTCTTAAATCACCGCCATCAATTTTTAATCTTGACCCCGCATAACGTGCAAAGATCACCCAATCACCTTTTTTGCACCAAGGTCCTTCAGGAAACTTATTTGTATCTGCATACGCATCAGGACCAGTAGATAACACATAACCGCAAACGGTTGCTAACTGCTCTCTTTCACGTGATTGGTCAGTTAAAATAATACCACCTTTACTCTTCTCAGCACCTAAATAAGGCAGTATTAATACTCGCCAACCAGTAGGTTTTGGTAGTTTTTCAGCTATATTTTCATCAATATTGTCAGGATCAATGTACTTTGACTCTCTTTCACCATAAATATCTTCAACTTCTTGCTGTTTTTGCTCTATTTCAGCAGCAGTTTTGCCTTCTTCGTCTATTTTTGCCTTTTGTTTGCGTCTAGCTTTAGCCATGCGCTCTGGTAAAATTAAATCAGTCATTTTTTTCTCCTTTATCTAGTATTTCTTTAATTTGATCTTCCATTTCTTCTAATGCTCGGTAATGTCCAAGCATAAAATGATAGTCGTGCTTTTCTGTAGTGCTTCCTTGCATTACATATTGCGTAGTTTTTTCTTTCTTATCGCGAATAAGACGTAAAATCTTATCGCTTAACCATAATCCGTCCATAAATTCTTATAATTCTGATCTTATTTCCTTATATTTGTTTAATATACTACTAATTCCGTTATTTACAACCTCTTCATCTTCCATAACCATTATTCCACCACGCATTTTACCTACACGGCCTCCTTGTTTAAGACCATAAGGATTAGTTGCTGTTTGTGTTGTTGAATCAAATTGATAAGTTGGTAATAAAGAATTTACGCCAAAAATACTAGTATCAATTGATGTACCTGGAATAAAAGAATCAGGTCTTTGAATTGTAGTTTGATCTATAAAAGGTTGAAAAAAAGGAACATTTAACATTCTTGCGTACGCATCTGTTAATGATCCTGTTCTAGATACATCAAAATCCATTGGTGTATAACCTTGATAACGTTGTGAAGCAGCTGCAGGTCGATTTAATGACGTTGACGCTTGCGTTCCGTGTTGTTGCATTTGTTGCCTTTGAATTGCAGCTTGTTCAGCGTCTAGTCTTCTTTGTTCTTCAATAGCAGCAAGTCTTGCGGCTTCTTGTTCTGCTGCTGCTTGGGCTGCTGCTTGGGCTGCTGCTTGTTCAGCTGCTGCTTGTTCTGCGGCTTCTTGTTCTCTTAATTGTACTATTGCTGCTTGTTCAGCGGCTGCTTGAGCCGCTGCTTGCTGTGCTGCTTCCTGTGCTGCTTGCTGTGCTGCTGCTTGCTGTTCAGCTGCTCGCTGAGCTGCTGCTCGCTCAGCTGCTCTTGCTGCTGCTTGCCGTTGAGCTGCCATTCTTTGTCGATACTCACGCATGCTTTCTCCTGGATAACGTCCTGGGTAACGTTGGTAAAACGCTGCAAGGCCGCCTCCTCCGCCGCCTCCTCCTCCTGGCCGTGAAAATCCTCCGCCAGAAGGTTGATTAAAACCACCCATACCTGCCGCGGCAGCCCCTTCCGCAAAACCATTTAAACTTGGTAAACCGCCAGGTCCTTTATTTGCTTTACCTTTTAAAGAATTATGTAAATCCAAATCTATTAAAACATCTTTTTCTTTTTTAGTAATATAAGCAAGTTCAGTTGCCGGATGGTCAGGAGATGATTTCCATTTTTTAGGAACGCCAGATACGGTAGGTTGTTTACCTAAATAGTTTAATACTTGTCCTTGTGTTGCAACTTTTGGTTTAGCCATTATCGTCCTCTTCGCATCATTATACTAAAAGGATTAGCATTTGTCATCGGATTAAAATTAGCGGGCAACGCTGCAAGGCCACCTCTTGCAAAAGTAGTGTAAGGTTGAATTTCGTTGTAGTAATTTAAATCATAACCTGAAAGCACTGATTCGTTAGCCCCTGTTTCTTCGCCTGTTAAAGTTTCTTCTGTTGGGTATAGTATTTCCATAGTGCTTGGTCGATTATCTCCGCCATTGCCGCCGCCCATTTCTCTTTCTAACCCTGAAGTTCTTGCAAAAAAAGGATCAACTGTAAAAGTTGGCATGTCTGGATCTACTCCAAAAAAAGAACCAGCCATTCCTAAATATTTACCAATGCCGGGAAGCCCATACATTGCGCCAACAGTATTAACAGTTCCTATTTTTGTACCGTCAATTTTATTATAGACAGTGTTTCCTACTTGATAATAGTCAGAAAAATTTCCAGTAAAAATATTAGGGTTTTGTTGATAAACTTGAGCCAATGAACTACCACCCTGTACGTCTAATAAATTTTCATTGTATTCACTTTCAATTTGACCTAATTCAGATTCAGACAGTGACTCGTCTGTATTAAGAGCATCATATCGTTCTTGAGCAGCATACATTGCTTCTGTATTTTGATTAGATTGATCTCTGTTAAAATTTCCTATAGCTCCTGCTAAATCAGCACCTGCTCTAATAGCTTGTCCTTGTTGTCGGGACATTCCAGACGCTTGAAAATCTCTGCTTCCAAAATTTCCTCTTTCTGCCGCTCCCATTGCCTCGCCACTTCTATATCCTCCATAATCTCCTCCACCCCCAAAGTCATTATAGTTAGGAATACCTTTTATTTCAGGTCCTGTATGTGGCGGGTTACTATCATACATGTCAACTTTTTTAAGAAGTTTTGCTTCATCAGGAGTAATGTAAGCAAGTTTTACAAAATGTTCTCCTTTACCAAATTCACGAGGAACATTGCTTACAGTAGGACCTACGTAACCAACTTTTTTCTTTAAATTTTTTAAATTAGACACTATTTAATTTTCCCGTTAGGTTTCATAATATTAGCTGTAGTTTTTTCCATGTTTGCTGTAATTTTTTCTGCTTTGTCCATAACTTTGTTTATAGAATCTTTTTCTAATTTTTCTGCAGCTATAGCTGATCTAATTGCAACAGCATCTTTTTGTTGATCAATTTTTTCACGATCAACTTTAGTATTAGTATTTAATTTTTTCTTTTCAAAACCAAGTTTTTCATTTGCTTCTCTACCTTTTCGTTTTATATCTTCTGTTCTAACTTTAAGTTCGTCACGTTTTAAATCAATTAACGGATCAGACGCAGTTTCTTTAAGTAACTCTTCGTACTCTGCAACAAATTCTGCAATTAATCGTGACTCACGTTCTGCAATTCTTGCTTGCACTTCCATCATCATCTGTTGTTGCATCATCTGTTGTTGTTCAGGTGGCATTTGCTGCATTTGTCTTTGTACTTCTGTTTGTACTTCTTCTTGAGCTTTAAGCGATATGTGTTGCATAATGTGCGCTTGTAAGTTTGCCATAACAATAGGGCTCGATTTAACAACTGTGCTGTGCATCATGGCAAAGTGAGATTCAATGTGTGCATCGTGGTTTTGTCCTTGAAATGCTTGAGCAGGTGCGCCAGCAAGTATTTCAGCATTTTCCGTTGCTGGATCTTTTGGCATCGGTTGTTGCGGAGCAGGCAACATAGCTTCTATATTTTGTACGCCCATTGCTTCATACATTCTTCGATAAGCTTCGTACAAGTTGTGCATTTCAGGTGCAGCTTGTGCTAATTGTAATTGTTGTTGCGCAAGTGTTACTCTTTGTGTAATTGAAAAAATGTTTGGATCAGATACAGGTATAACATCAATACGTGCGTCAAAGTCTTGTGCTTTGACTGCTTGGTTACCACCAACAATTTGATATGGATAAACTGGTGGTAATGTTTCTGCAAATAACTGTGCAAGTAATTTAAATTCTTTTCCTTGAGCTGAATGCATTCTTTTATGAATCGCAGACATAACTTTCATTCCACGCTCTAGTAATGCCATGGTTGTGCCAACAGGATTAACTTCATTACCTTCACCAAGTTTCATATCAGCAACAGCTGCAAATGATTTACCACTATCAATTACAAAACCAAGTAAGTTAAATAAAGTTTGTGATGGTTCTTTATAAGGTAGGGTCATTAGTGAAGATGCAAGATCACCTGCAGGTGCGTCTACATCTCTAAACTCACCCGGTACTAATGGCTGATCATCATCGCGTATTCTAAGCCCACGAGCTTTAAATCCGGCTGGTAAATTGACGAGTGTGCCTGCGTCGATAAGCTGTCGTAATACAGAGGTTGCGGTTTTTGTGAGACCACCGAGCATATGAATAAGACCAAAACCATAAAAGCCAAGACCAGGCAAAAATTTATAATGTACGAAATATTGTTTTTTAATTTTAAGTGGGTCACCTTCAGCCCAGTTTCTCCTTATAGATAAAATTTTATTGGAATTATCTTCAATAGTTACAATATACGGTAAACTAATTCCAGTTTCTTCGCCTGCCTCATTGGCATCTTCATAACCTGGAAGGTCTAAGTTAGTATGAATCTCCAACAAAGTATAAACGTCATCTTTTGTATAAACTTTTTTCTTACCAGATATCTCATCTATTTTTTCTTGTATTTCGCTTGGGTCATCATCTGGTGGATTGCCAACTTCTACGTCACGATAAAATCCTGATACTTGAAACTTCCGTAGATCGTTAGCCATCATTTTTACAACGTGGGTAATTCTAGAACATGTCATTAAGTCCGTTGAATCGTAAGGAACTACTAGATCTTCTGATGATACAAATTTAGCAACGGGCCTACCTAATGTATTATCAAAATAAACTTTACGGAACGCCGAACCTGACAACGGTAGGTGAAACAACATCTGATCAAGTTCGGGCTCGTACTCTTCCATGACGTGGGTAAGTTGAAAATTCATAAACTCTTTAACACGGCTTGACTGAGATTCAACTTGTGGATTAGTTGCTCCCATAATCTGTGTTTTTACAGGGCCGCCTGCAGGAAATAATTCTTTATAAGATTGTGCTTGAAACTGTGTAACTGATTCTGCAAGTAAAGGGTGAGATACACCTGATGCTCCGGGAAAAGGACTTGTTCGGTCATCATATTTCATCCCAAGTAAATCTAGCCCCTCAGCATAAGTCGATGACCAATCACCGCGTGATTCTTTATCGCCATCGTATGCATCAGAAAGTTCTCTTGCTATTACATCAAGATCGCCGTCACTTAATTGTTCAGCTAAGTTTTCATTGTGTCCACCCATCATTGTTTGTTGTGGACCAAAATTTATGGTAGCACCGCCATCAGCGTCTAACTGTGGATCACCTTCGTTGAATTCTACTTCTTGTGCTCTAATGTCGAACTTCATTTGTTCTTTTAGAGGCATGTCTCTATCTACTGGCATGTTACGCCCTTAATGATGCTAGTCCCTCAGCACCTTTTATACTTTGACCTCTATTAGCTTCTATCATCATAAGTTGTATAAACTCTTCAAACGAACCTTTAAACCCTGCTTCAACTGCTGAATCATATAATGCATATGCATCAGCCATCTCATCTTGTGTGCTTGCTGTTCTTAAACCACCTTGAGTTTCAATTTCTCTCATTAATTCTTCTTCCCCACCAGAATCAAAACTTGGTTCGATTATTTCTGCATTTGGCTCAGAGTCATCATCCATTGATGCCATCATTGAACCAATACCTTTTTTAGAATCTCTTAGTCTTGCACTATCAGGTCCGTATAATTCTTGTTCTGTTGCTTTTTCCGCTTCTTCTTCATCCATGCCCAAAGCATTCATAAAATAAAATTTGTAAACTTCAAAATCTAAAGTTTTACCATCTTGAAAACCTATACGGCCACCGTTTGCACGTCCTCTTTCAGAATCTACTGTTTCAGGATTTTCTTCATTAGAACCATAATTTTTAAAAGATCTTTCATCAAAAGGTGCTGCATAACCCATAAAATTTGTATCTGATGGTTTACTTTTAATTTGAATATTAGTTTTGCCTGCGTCACGTTGGTTAAGAATTTCTTCAACTTGACTTAAATTAAAACCAAGGTCTAACAACATGTGTATTGTTGCTTGGTTAGCTTCAATATTTAAAACGCCCTCTTCCATATTATATCACCTTTTTTGCAGGGCGTTTGACGCCCTTTATGTTACCCTTGTTAATGCTGCTATAGAATACCTGTTTTCCTTTATCTTTACCATAGTTTTTTTTCATAGATTTTAAAATTTTTTTACCTTTTGGGTTTAGCGGCATTCTTGTCTCCTAGTTGTTTCCAAAATTCATCAAGTGCATTATGCTCGCAATTCAAACAGTCACACCCGTCCGTTCTACACGAACCACCATGACCACAGTGGCATTCGTGCTCGCAATGCTTACAAGCAGTCATTAAATCCCCCTAAAAACAATAATTACTTGTTCTTTTTAATAGACCCGCCACGTTTTAGTTTAACGCCACGTCCTTTTAGAACATCTTTTCGAGTAACTTTGCCATCACCAGTTAAATCAGGAAACGCTTTGCCTCCCATTTTTCTTTTAACTCGTTTCTTCATTGCAGAGCCGCCGCCTCTTTTCAAAATACGTTTTTTCATTGCAGAGCCGCCGCCTTTTTTCTTAACTCGTTTTTTCATTCCCATCATGTCGATATCTCCCATAAGATTTTCGTTTTAACACTGTGCCTTCGTAATAGTCCGTAGGCCAGTGATCATAATAACCAGTCTTGCGTAAATTGTCACTAGCTTTTTCTAATTCATCAAACTTTTGTATTAGCACCATCATAAAGTTATGTTCTGGTTGCCATTCTCCCGTATCCAAAAAATCTACGTCTTCCTCTTCTTCGTCATCATCAGGGTGTGAGCCCATCAAATATATATCTTGCGGCACTAAAACACGGTTTAAAATATCTATTACCGAATCTAATTCTTCTGGCGTATAACCAATGTCATCGCAAGCAACGATTGCTATTTGCACATTTTTTTGTTTTGCAATCTTAGCACCTTCTATGATTGTATCTTGAAATTCTGCAAAGTTAGTACACTCGAGTATGCGGTAAGTTTTGCCAAGCCGCGCACGTTTCGCGTACGGGCATACAGGTACATTACCTAGATGTTTATTTTTGGGTTCTAAATAATTCTCGCACCACGCAAGAATGTCATCGGTCATTGTCATAGCAATGACATTAATCCGCCATTAAAAAAACCAACTCGTCCACCATATAAAAAATTTTTTCTTGATGCACGAATCATATCAAACAAATCATCAATTACTAAAATTTTATCTGGACCTTGACCACCTTTTGATGTTGGTAAAATATATCCTCTAATTGGCGCATCAAAATGCCAATCATCACCAATGTATTCAAAATCACTAAGTTCTAAAGGTCTATCCATTAATAAAATACTCTTTTCGTGTTGTCTACGGGTTCTGGTTCGTAGTCCATCCGTAGCTGAATTAATCCTGACTGTCTGAAGCGCATGAGCGCTTGCGTAACAGTATCGACATAATCGTCATTCTCACCATACGGGAAAGCAGCGCATTCTTCAATAACTTCTTCAGCAAACTTTCTACCCTCCGGATAATAGACCATACCTGATTCAAACATTGGTGCGATGGAATTAACCCTTGTCCGTTTATCGTTACCTCTGGTTGGTGTATAATTGGTAATGGGTATACCAGCTCGACGCAGTTCATCGGACAACGGCATACCGCTAGCTTTAGCTTCAACTAATACCATCTCTGGTTCCCAGTAATTATATTCTTTAAGCGCAATCTCTTTAAGTTCAGTAAACTCCCACCGGCCACGGCGCGCGTCCAACAAAATTAATGCAGGTCGTGCATCATCAGGCGAGAACACTCCCCATGTCGTAATCGCCGAATAGTCTGCCGTTTCTTTTTTACTGTATGCAGTATCATAAGATTGAATAATATAATGCAAGTTTGGTTTTTCTTTGTGCTCCCAAGTTTTCCACCACTCACGTTTTAAGATAGCGCCTTCTTCAGATGTAGGTTTCTGCATCCACTGTGCGTTCCATTTAGAAATTGCAAGTGATGCTTTAACAGATTCTAATTCTTGTAGCTTCCAATACTCAGGCCACGTCGGTAGACCGCTGTCCATAATTGCCGGAAACTCCACCACTTCCCATTGGTCAGCTTTAGGTTCAACTTGTGCTTTCATCAAGTTACCGGTCAGATCAATCGTTGACCACCTAGTCATAACAAGAACGATTGCACCGCCAGGTTGTAAACGCTGTCTTGGTCCAGATGTGTACCACTCGTATGCATTCTCCATTGCTGACTCACTAAGAGCGTCTTGCTCTGAATGTGGATCATCAATAATTAACAAATCCGCACCACGACCGGTAATCGCACCACCGACACCAGCCGCAAAGTATTCGCCACCTGCACTGGTATCCCAACGACCTGCAGCTTTTGAATCTGCTTGGAGTCCCGTTTCCGGAAATATTTTTTTATAATCTGATGAGTCAATTAATTGTTTTGTCTTACGGCCGAACCTTTGCGATAACTCTGCGGTGTGCGATGTTTGAATAATCTTGGTCAACGGATTACGGCCCATGATAAACGCGGGTAACATAAATGATGCAAATTCAGATTTGGTATGTCTGGGTGGCATATTTACAATTAGACGTTTTAGGGTCCCATCCGCAATTCTATCAAATTTTTCCGCTATGATTCTATGGTGGGTCCCTTCCACAAAATCTGGCCACATAAATTTTACAAAACTCAAGAAGTTTTTTTGTGCATCGTGGGTCCTCTTTAAGTTTTGTTTGCGTTCTAAAAGCTCTGCAAACAACTTACGTTTTTCAGGAGTTAAATCGGTTAATTGATCTTTAAAATCTTTTATGTCCATGTTCTATGTCTAGATTATTATATATATACATAAATATAAAGTATACATTGTACAAAAGGGGGTGTTAACATTTTATAAGAAGTCAATCAAGTTTGCAATAGGTTACAGGTACCCTAGGCGAGCGAGCGCAGCGAGCGAGCTTACGGCGCCGAAGGCGCAAGCTTACAGCGCCCGCAGGGCGCCGCTTACCGCGAGCGCAGCGAGCTGTTGCATTTATGCAACACACTATATGTAGTATGCCGAGCGAAGCGAGGCCACTAGATATGGCACGCCCGCAGGGCGACTGTGGCATTTCTGCCACAGTCAAGGATTAATTTATATATTTATCAATCCAAGTAAGAGAACCAGAATAATCACATACTTCACAATCTTCTTCATAAGGCGTATATAGAATTTTCTCACCTGTGTTGAATGTAATAATAAAATCGTCTGTTGCTCCTAGATTTTCTTCTTTGATTGAGTCTTCGATATCGTTAGTTCTTAATTTCGGATTACCCCAACCATCATTACCGTCATCATAATCTGGTTTCCCTCTATTAGTATCTTTTGGGTAATGATATTGTCCCTCATAGGAAAAATTCCAAGTGAGGTTTTTTTCTTTTGCCTCAGTAAGTATTTTTTTAATTGTATCAGTTTTCATTGCTTTCTCCTTTGTTTTAATTAACTATATTATAGCACAATGCTACAACATTGTCAACACTTTATTTATACTAAGGCTACATATTGTGGAGGATATGTAGCCCGAGAAAGCCCCGAGGTCTAACGACGACGGGAAACTGTCAACCGGTCATACAATGCAAAGTATGCATTAATAACACCATTAGTCCATTCGATTGCTTCGCTAACCGTCAACCGTTGGCTCTCGTCCACTGAACGTTGATTGGATACAATCTTATATGGATAGTCATAGTCCCTCATGTATTCCAGCTCGTAGTCCGTGTCTAAATACTCATTGATCTTGATCAATCGAGCTTCGACTTTCTTTGCTGTATTTCTCATGCTTTCTCCTTTGTTTTAATATGCATATTATAGCATATTAAAGGACAACTGTCAATACTTTATTTTACAAACATTCTAGCAATATATAAACTACAGATAACAAATGAACCCATAGCAAACCAGAATTGCCCTGTTACAATCAATAGACTTGTAACCAACATAAGCAACACAATTGAAATTATATCTAACATTTTACTTTCTCCTTTGTTTTAATATGCATATTATAGCATATTAAAGTATAATTGTCAAGGGTTAATTTTTCTTTATAACTAACTCTTCATAGACTTGGTCAGGAGTAATATCAAATTCATTAGCTATTTTTTCTAGTTTATCTTGAAACATTTTTTCTTCAATTTCTTGAGGTGTCTGGTATCTTGCGCCACGTCTAATTGAAGCTTTTAATCTTCTTCTTTCTTCTTTTGTCATTAAATTCCCCATCCAATTGATAATATAAATCGTGCTGGGAAGTATAGACCGCCCAGCACAACCAAAGTGATCATGAAAGTATTAGTTGACATCGTCAATCTTTACAACAAATTCTGCGTCAGTGTCAGCTTCTATCTCACTTTCAAACTTAAAGTTTGACGGAAACTCAACGACTTTAAATGTAAGATCACGCTCTCCTAGCTCATCAGCTTCTCTTTGCTTACAGTCTGCAAAGTCAACCGCTAGTGAATAATCATTGGTATGCATTTTTATTTCGTATGCATATGAAGAATAATCAATTCTTCTGTAGTTTTCTTTTATTACTAAGTACATATTACTTTCTCCTTTGTTAATTAATATCTGTAGTATAGCATTAGATAGCATATAAGTCAAGAAGAAAAATAAATTAATTTTAATGAGCTTATGATATCCCGCCCCGCCACCCCATACTATAAACTTTTTTTTGTCCGTTGTCAAGTATTTTATAGCATTAATTTGTGGACAATTTTTAACGGACAACGAACCTACAAGCGAACCTACAAGCGAACCTACAAGCGAACCTACAAGCGAACCTACAAGCGAACCTACAAGCGAAGCGAAGCTTCGCTTGAAAATGTAAACCCACGAGCGCAGCGAGGTGTTGCATTTTTGCAACACTTATCCCTCCCCACCACCCCGATATTATATCATGGATTTTTAATTCTGTCAAGCATTTTATAGCATTAATTGTGGATAACTTCTAATTTAGAATGATTCTAAATTAGGTTTTTAATCTTAATTGATATTCAACATTGAGCCATTGTTCGTTGTCCTTTATATCATTGACAACGGCTAACGGCTTATGGTCAATGAATTTAGTACGTTGACCATTGATGATTGTATGTTGAAAAAGTTTTACGGACGACTGACAACGGGTGCTAATCATAATAAATTTCTTACCATGATTTACTTTATGCCATGCGACTTGATGAGGTGAAAACTTAACTGTTTTATTATCGTAAGTTATTTTTAATTCAACTGTAAAAAAATTAGAATTTTCGAGGCTTCCTAATAAGTCAGGAATACCATTATTAATAGCATTTTCTATTCTATTCCAGTAGATTGAGGGAGTATGCTTTTTTATAATTCGCCATAGTTTTGTTTCAGGTTTCATGCCTAAAACATACTATGATTTTTAGAATAACATCAAGATTGAATATCTTAAAGCATTATAAAGGAACATATATATTGAGAGCTTGGCTTTAATAACTATGCAAAGCCTCACAGGTAGACGTCTTTTTATTTCATCTCAACATTACTTGTACGATTGCCCTTTTATATGCTCCCATATAATACTTTAAACTTTTCTTTTGCTTCCTCTTTAGTTATTTCTTTCTCGCCATAAGATAATCTTTCTCGATTAGTCCAACGTACCCACCTATCAAGATTTTCTTCATAGCTTTGCGCGTCATTTAAAATAAACTTTTCATCTTGGCCTATTTCAATATTCATTAGTCCTCTAAGTCCCTCTCAATACCTGAGATAATATTTCTTGAAACTAATCTATCAACTAAATAAATAGAGCCTAGTTTTTTATGTTCAATATCTTTTGTTTTATTTCGCCACCACTCGCGCCCTTGACTATCTGTGGGGTAAAACCCCACTAGATAGCCATAATCTTGAATTATAAAATTATTCAAGGTCATATTAATTAACCATAGCAAAGTCTTGGCTTGGTGTTGCAACAACAACTGTATCAGGTTTTTTAACATCAATGTTATTAATAGCCTGAGATAGTCTTGACTTGGTATCTTCGCTAACAATAGATAATTCTTTGCTTATCTCATTGTTTTCAAAGTTTACACATTCTCTAACATTAGTCCAATATTGCTCTACATCTGCAATAAATTTTGACTGTTCAATAATAGAGTTCATATCAGTTATAAGCTGATACTTAACTTTCCAAAGTTCTCTATGCGCGTTAGTTAATCGAGATTTAGCTTTAGCCCATAATTTTAAATACTCCCACTCGTCTTGATCTGACATCATCATACATCTTGAATGACAACTGCCACTTACAACTACTTTTCTATACTTGCCAAAGTCATTGTCTGATCTTTCTTTCTGGTTTGCTCTATATGTATGGTGATAACTATAATCATCTAATAGTGCAAAGTCCTCATAAGTTCCATTAGCTTTAGCAATAGAAGGATAGCTTTCTTTCATATCGCCTATAGCTTGGTGATAGTGAGGATTTTCTTGTCTTTTGGTTTCGTCATATTCAACTTGTAATGTTGCTTGATGGCCTCTAGCTTGTAGCTCATTATGATATAGCGCGTTATATTCATCTGGTTTCATAGTCCAATTAAATTGCGCCTCGCTACCATCACTGAACGAGGGTTTAAAGTAAAAACAACTATCGCTTTCAGTAAAGCTACCATAACCACCCGACCTGCTATATTTCTGTAAAATTTTCATATCGGCCATTGGAAAATTAGCTTCAACATTTGGGGTAATTACATTATCCCAAACATCTGATCTAACAGTTCGATAGTTTTCTTGCGCCTCTTTCAAGTCCTCGTCAACTTGTAAAGGCATATTGTTATAGACTGTATTCGCCCACTCTTTTTTAAGAGCTTGTCGTTTCTGCGAGTTCAGTCTGATTTTCTCTAGTTCTGGCATTGTTGCCCTCTCTTTCTTTTATTTGTTTATAAATTGGGGTTAATATATCTGTGTGTTTACACAGAAATTCTTCCATGCAACCCCGAGCATGAAAAACCCTATTATGTGTTGGATTTTCTGCGAATATGTATCTTTGTTCTTCTTCGCTCCAATGACCATTCCTAAAAGGATAGCCTATATAATTGTTATCTGTTGGATAGAAAACCTTATCGCAATTTAAACAAAACTGTTTCATGCTACCAACTACAAGAATAAAAGACTTTGTTTCCGTCTTTTAATTCTTGCCTCGCCCATTTAACAAAGTTTAAATCTTGCGCTTTATTTTCTTCGCAACTTTCTTCTTGAAATTGTTGTCCCCAGAAAAATCCGTCATCAGCAAAGAAATCATAATATTTATTCTTAATTGCCTCGCTAAGTTTTTCTAAGTCCTCAAGATTTAATTCAAGATTAGCCTCGCCATTAAAACCAAGTCCATAAGAGCCCTCATTTGCGTCTGGGTTTTTCTCTCTATATAAATCTCTCATAAAGACTTGCAACCTTGCATGTTTTCGCCATTCGTATTCAATGTTATTATAATCTTCTTCAGTCATAGCTCCATTAAGTTTGCTATCTTTATTTCTCGAGTATGCGTATTGATCTAGCCCCATTTATAACCTCTCTTTCTGTTTTTATGTTTTTTAGTATTTTATTTAAGATATAATTTTCCATATCTTTCTCAGTATCTATTTTTTGATACATCTTATCTTCTTCGATAAGCTCGTTATACTTGCTATCAACAAGTTTAAATTCTTCGCCTCGACTAATCTCAATAATCTTATCTATATTAACAGTTCTATATCCCTCTTTATCATTATCAAATACTATAATTTGAGTTTTATTAATGTTTGGATTTTTAATTTTAGCAAGATCAATTTCATGCAATATAGCTTGAGGCATTTCTCTAATAGTTCCGTCTTTTTTAAAGTACGAAACATAAAAAGGTTTTTCACCTACTAATTGCTCTATTGTTTTATTTTCCT